GGCGCCGCCGAACTCCGCATTGCCGGTCGTGCTCACCGCCACCGTGCCGGTGACGCCCTGGCCGCCGGCGCCGTTCGATGCCGCCGTGGGCAGCCCGCCAGTGCCACCAGAGGTCGAACCCACGCCACCAGCACCGCCTGCGCCGCCGCCGCCACCACCGCCCGTGACAGCGTTGGAGATCGCGCCCCCAGCGCCGCCACCACCGCCGTACGCAGTGAGCCACGTGCCGAAGGTCGAGCTCGCGCCGACGCCGCCCGCAGAGCCCGCAGCGCCCGCAGTGCCGCCCGCGCCCGAAGTGCCGCCGGTGCCGATAGTCACGGTCTCGGTCGACGCGAGGTCGGAAGCCTGGAAGACGCCGCGCACCCGTGCGCCACCGCCACCACCACCGCCGCCCTTGCAGACCGTGGCTGTGGCGAGCGATCCGCCGCCGCCGCCACCGCCACCACCGCCGATAATCTCGACGATCACGACCTTCGGCGTGAAGCTCGTGGGCTTCGTCCACGTCTGGGCCCCCGACGAAGAGAACACCTGCACATCCGGAGCTTGCGTTGGCAGCTTCGGAACGCCATTCGTGTCGTAGTGGACCCACATTCCACCGCTATAGCTACACGATTCGCCAGCCAACAGTGTGGCTTTGTACATCGTGTCAGTGTTCGTGCCGTCAGTCCGCTGGAACGTCACATCACACGATTGCGAGGCGTGGTTGTTCCGGGTCTGCAGCTCGTCAACACGAATCACCCGCGAAGCGATGCCCGTCACAGCCGCGGTCGTCGTGGCCGTTGTGATGCTCGCCAGGATTACAGGCGCAGTCGTGGCCCCCTGAATGACCGGGGGGCTTGATTGATCGACGACGACAAGCGACCCGCTGACTTCAATGTCAGCAGCCGCCGACGTGACGACTTGCAGAATCTGGCTGGTGCCAGCGCCGATAAACATGGCTCGGGCCTCTCTCAGCTTCTACGGTCAACCGTTGAACGTGTAGGTCACGAGGAGCGAGTCGCCGTTGTTCACCGCCTCGTCGCCGCCCGTGAAGTTCACCGCGCTCACCAGCACGCCCGTGGTGTCGTCCTTCGTGGCGCTGCCGCCGTTGTTCATGAACAGGCCGCTCACCGTGCCGGTGGAGGTGATGGCGAACGTCTGCTGCGGGCTTACGCTGGACTGGCTCGACGCCGCACCCATCGTCACCGCCTTGCGGTTGCCGGTGTAAGTGGGCGCGTTGGCGCCGCCCACCTCGCTCCAGCCGGCGTGGGATGCCTGGGTGTCGCCGGCGGCCGGGGCGCCAGTACCCTTCAGGCCCATGACCACCGTTTGGGTGTACGTGCTGCCGCGCCAGTACTTGTCGAGGATGTCGTTGCGGCCGACGTTCGTCACGAGGTTGGCGTTCTCGTTCTCCCACGCCTTGAACTGCAGCGGGCGCATCTCGCGGCTGATCGCCTCGATCTCGAGCCCGAGCGCCTCGTGACGCAGTCGATGCTGCTCGTGGGCGGCCATGTCCTGACGACGGGCCGCCTCGAACATGAGGTTGGCAACCTCGCCCTGCTCGACCATCACCGCGTTGCGGCGCTCGAACAGGACCATGCCCTCGGCCTTCTTCTCGGGGTGGAAGCGGAGGCAGGTGGTGCGCAGGACGTTCGGGGCCTTGGCGCCCACGGGGTCCGTTGCGGTGACAGACTTCTGCATGATGATTTCCTTCGGTGGTGTTCGCCGAGCCTATATGTCAGGCTGGCGAGTTGGATGCGGCGGCCATGTCGGCAGCCAGGGATTCCAGCGTCAATTTGCCGCTGGTGGGGTCCTTCGAGATGGCGTAGCGGCGCGGCGCGGTCTGAGCCTTCAGGATCTCGGCCATCGCCGAGAGGATGAGCTCCTTGTCGCCCGCAGCTTCGTCGCCATCGGGTTCGTTGGCCGAGCGCGCCGCGGCGTCCGCGTCGGCCTGGTCCTGCTGCGCCTGGATGCGCGCTCCGAGTTCCCTGATCTGGGCCACGAGAATCTCGGTCTTGTTGTCTGCGTTGTTGCGGAGCGTCTCCATCATCTCCTTCATCAACGCGGTGTTGGCCTCGCGCTCCTGCTTGGCACGCTCGCTCGCCTCGGCCATCTCGGCGTTGCGGTTGGCGACCGCCATCTCCTCGGTGTGGCGCGTGGCCTCCTCGGAGCGGCGCTGGGCCTCCGCGGCAGCCTCAGCGTCGGCACGCGCTTTCTCGCGGGCGGCTTCGGCGGCTTCGGCACGCTGCAGCCGCGCGTCCTCCATCGCCTGACGCTCCTTCTCGCGCGCGGTCTCGCCTTCCTGACGAACCTTCTCGATGGCTTGCTGCACCTGGCCGCGCGCTTGCTCGACGGCCACTTCCGGCATCGGCGGCGGCGGCACGAGCTGCTGCATTTGCTGCTGCAACTGCTGTATCACCGGGATGATGTCCTTCAATTCGGAGGCCATCTGCTTATCGACGGACTCGGTCGCGGCCGCGAGCAGGAGGTCGGAGTTCGTGATTTCGGGGAAGTCGGGCAGGTGGGACTTCAGTGCGGTCATGGCCGCCTCGACGTTCTCCTGGTAGTAGGCGAGCAAGTGCTTGCGACAGTGCTCCATGAGCTTCGGGAGCGCGGGGGCCGCCATGAGCGGGTTGGCGCAGAAGATGGGGCTCGCCATGAATCGCACGTGCGCTTGAAGATGCGCGAGATGGTCCTGGAGCTCGTACACCTCGAGCTGCGACTGCGGGTTCGAGGCTACGACGTTCTCGTCGAGCGCCGTGCGCTCCTCGGCCTCGAGCGGCGTGTTGAGGACGTCCTCGTAGTTCGGGTAGTTCAGCAGGCGCATGGCCTGCTCGAGCAGCGCGGGCTCCTTGAACGACCCCGGTGGGAAGAGCCCCTTCAACTGTAGGACCGCTTGAAGCTGCGCGTAGCGCTGGGTCTCGCTGAAGATGTTCGGGTCGCTGACGGGGACCACATCCATCGGTCCCTGGAAGTCCTCGCGACGGACCACCAGGTCGCCGAGTTCCTCCACCGTGACGCGGTCGTCGATGGTCTCGGCGTCGATGCGGTGAAGAATTCCGAGCACCCGCTCCATGAAGTTGTGGAGCCGAGCGTGAATCGAGCTGTAGGTGATGGAGCCCTGCTCGATCACGGCGAGCGTGGTGCCGACCGGCGCGTTGGCGCCCACGTCGGCGATCTTCTCCTCGGCGGTGTTGATGACGCCGCGACCGCTCTCGACCATGAACTGAAGCAGCTCGAACAGCACGGCCGACGGCGGATTGAACGGGAACGGCATCGCGAGCTTGCGGATGTCGTCGATGCCGGTGGGGCCCTCGATCTCGGTGATCTCGGTGGGAGCGACGTCCTTCGACTGCCCCGACATCTGCGCGCCCTTGAGTTTCAGTGCGCCGGGGAAATTGTTGATGAGCGCCGAATCGAGCAACGCGCGTAGGGCGCCCGTGGCCCCGCCCGCGAGGCTGCCCGCGATGTGAAGCAGCCCGAGCCCGTACGCGCCGCGCCACGGCACGAAGACCGCCTCCGCGATCCACTCGAGCTCCTCGTACTTCGTGACGTCGTTCGGCCTCTTGTGTTCGCTCCAGTTGCGATAGAGCGAGAGTAGCGCGCCCGACGAGACGTCGACAGAGGCGATGTACGGGGCGAGCCGGTCCTCGCCCGGAGCGAGCGTGTCGCCCGCGACGGAGAGCATGATGTAGCTCTCGTAGATCTGACGCAGCCCGTCCTCGTTGTAGCTCGTGTCGGTGACGCCCTCGATCTTCTCGTTGGCCTTCTGGGCCTCAGTCTTGTCGGGCGGTACCGCAGAGTCCGTCCCGACCACCGCCGCGTGGTCGTACAGCTTGCTCTGAATGCGGCTCTCGAACTCGTCGCGCGTGATGTCCTGGATGTGCGTCTTGCGCGCCGCCGAGAAGAAGTCCGCCGCCGCGGCCGGCAGCGCGAGCTTGTCGATGGGGATGAACTCGGCGCGCGGGCGGGCGTAGCGCGGATCGGGCCAGACCTTCACGTACTGCGAGCCGCCGAGCGGCAGCTGGGTCAGCATCACTTCGACCGCCGGCCGCAGCTCGCGCACCTGCTTCGTGCACTGCCAGTTCATGTACGTACGCTTGCGCTCGGCCTTCTCGATCTTCTCGCGCGTCGACTTGCCAATGATGTGCGCCTTGACGGGCCCCTTGGCGGGGAAGATCTCCTTCATCGTGCGGGCGGCGAAGTCCACGCAGCCCTCGGTGAGCATGGGGTGCACGACGCGGCTCGCGCCCGGGAAGTCCGCACCGCCCGGCGCCTCGTCGCCGAGCCCGGTGCGCTTCAGGCCCTCGGCGTACTTCGCATCGCGCTCGCGGCGGTCCTCGAGGTCGCGCTCCACCGCGTCGAGCAGCGCGCGCCCGATCCGCGCCCGTTCGGCGGGGTCGATGAGCGGGGCCAGGTTCTCGCGGAACTTGGCGCCCTTCGCGGTGCGCTTCGGCGCCGCTTCGGGCTCGCGGACAACGGCGGACCCATCCCCGAGCTCTTCGACCTCCATTTCGGCCCCCGGGCTGAGGGCCACCTCCGCCGAACCGTCCGCCATCTCCGCCACGGAGTCAATTTGGACTCCAGCGGACGACTTTGGACCGTCAGGAGCCCCGGGCTGCGGACCGCCCACGGCCGAAATGAGCGGCGAGCGCGCCGTGACGTCGTCGGCGCGGAGCGCAGGAGCAGGCTTCTTGGCCATCAGGAGGGGTCCTCTTCGTCGGAGTCCAGAACTGCGTAGTTCGGGCCGTCACCGTCGGGGTCCGGTCGCGCGCAGGGAGCGTCGCGCTCTTCAGCACGCAAGTTTAGCTGCGTCTTGTCGACAGGAGCGGGGTCAGGCAGCGGCGTGCGCACGGAAGATCCGCTCGGTGTAGTCGACCATCTCGTCGAAGTTGCGCGGCAGGAAGCCCGGCGCGACGTCAGGCTCGACACGACCGCCGTGAGCGTAATTACCACCCGCGCCTCGAATCAGCGGCCGCATCCAAGAGTCTATCTGCTCTTCTGTGGCTTTCGGATTTACACGCCTGCCGAACGCACGAAGCTCGTCCGACGTGTAGTGGCCAGGTTCGAGGCGCTGCGGGCCTGCGCTGCTTGTCAAATCGAGCCCCTTTGGCAGCTCGATCAGCCCCGTATTCCTCAAGTCCCCCACGCGCCCCCACTTCCCGCTGCGCACGAAGTCCTGCACGAACGGCAGGTACTCGTCGACCGGTGCGGCGTTGCCCTTGCCTTTGATTTGGACGATTTCGGGAGGGGGTGCTTCGAGTCCAAGTCGTTTGACAAGTTCGAGCGCGTAGCTCTCGTAATCGCCACCGCCTCTACGCTCGTTTTGAACACGCTGATGCAAAGTTTGCGTAGGAGGATCGAACTCGCCTCTCGGTTTGTAGTCTGGGTCAAGCGTGTTCATCAGATACGCGTCTTTTACGCGCCCCGGCCCCACCTCAATCGTCACATGCGGCCGCCCCTTCGCGTCTCGCAATGAGTAGATCTTCGTACCGCGATTCAGCACGTCGTCGCAGTACCCGCCCACGCAGTGGCCCATGGCGTCACCCTCGGCGCCGAGGCCTTCGCGGAGGTCAGATACACGAGGATCTTTATGCGTCCCGGCCTGCGTGATATATTTTCCTTTCTCGTCGTAAATCGACGGCACCCCCAGAGAATCCGACTTCTCTACCCAGCCCTCTGGTAGTTCGCTCTTGCCAAACTCCACCCACTTCATCCCCTTGCCGGCGTCGCCCGGGTACTCCTTGTGAACCTTCCAACCTTTCGAGAGCGGACCGTCCGCGACGCCCTGCTCAGCCATGAACTTGTTCCACTGCGCCGTCTTCCGCACCGCGTCCGCCACGCTGAGACGCGGGAGGCTGGCGGGGTCGAGCGCGAGGCCGGCGTCCTGCAGCGCCAACATGCGCCGATCCGCGGGGGTGCCCGCCTGGCCCGCCCGCACGCGCGCGAGGATCTCCGGGCTGAGTCGCGCAGTACCGGCCCCGCCGCCGATCGTCTGATGAGCCTCCGTCGCCGCCTCGAGATAGTCGAGCACGTGGTCGAAGCCGAGCGGTTCATCGAGCCCGCCATAGAACTTCGTGTCGGGTGCGGCGCGTGTGAGCCACTCAGGAAGCCCGTCCTTTACACCTTCTTCAAGTTTGCGTGCTCTGGCTGCCACTTGTTCCGGCATCCCTACCGGCACTTCGCTGGCCACGCCGCCCGGAAGAAGATGCGCGTAGTGTCCATACTCCGGCATCGCCTGTCGCACGTACGCGGCCGGGCTGCCGTACTCGTCGATAATGCGCCCCGACATCATGCCCCAGGCGGTCATGGGGTCGTTAGTGAGCGACGCATGCTTACGCGCAATTTTGCCCAGAGTGCCACGCCCACGCACTTGGTTCAGTGCGAAATCGACCGCCGCCTCGCGCATGCCCTCTTCTGGCGTGACGCCGCCTTTACCGAAAACCTCACCCGACTCAGTGTCAAGCGCGCGATACAGCCCATCCATCTCGCTTTTATGCGGGCGGAAGCCGGGCGGCAGCGGCGGAGGGTTCCGGATCGCCGCGAGGTGGTCGTTCACGCGCTCGGCGTCGAGGCGGTAATGCGTACGTAGGTCGCCGTCCTCCGGAAAGTGCAACGTCGGGAACTCCCGCTCCACCGCGAGCAATGGGTCCGTGGGCGCGCCGAGATCCTTGCGCGCATAGTTGGCGAGTTGTTTGCGGCCCCAGGCCTGGACGGGCTGCGCGCGGCCGTCCTCCGGCACCCAACGCCGAGGTGCGGAATCGTCCGTCGGGTCGGGATAGATCCCGAGGTCCACCAACCACCGATTTAGCGCCCCCGAGTCGAAGTTCCCGCCCCGCGGTTTCACGGCGCGAGCCGGCGGCTGCGCCAGCATGGGGCCGAACTTCCGCACGAGGTCGCCGCGGATGCCGGGGTCCTGCAGTGCGCGCTCCGTGGCCGCCTCGATGCCCTTGCCCGCGCGCACCGCGCCGCTCCTCACCGCACGTGCGCCGGCGCTCACCGCGCTCGGCGGGATGAGCGGGATGAAGTCGCCCAGCGTCTCGCCCGCCTTCTCACCCGGCGTGCCGGCGCCCCGCGCGAGGAAGCCCCGCTCGCCCTTCTTCAACTCCTCGGACTTGGGGAAGAGCGTGTGCTCCTGCATCGCGGAGAGCGTGGCGAGCGGCCCCTGCGACGCGGCCATGGCGCCGCGCCCGAGGCTCTGCAGGTCCCCGGGCAGCCCGATCGTCGCGGCCGAGGCGCCGCGCAGAGCGCCCGCAGCCATGTCGAGTTGCTCCTTCAGGTTCGCCGCGCCGTTCACGCCGCGCTGGCCGCCGTAGTACGGGGCGGCGCGGTTGGCCATGTAGCTCAGAGCCTCGTCACCCTTCTTACGCAGGTAGCCCGGCGCGGCGTCGACCAGCTCTTTCAGCAGCGCGCCCCACGTCGGGTCGGTGAACCCGGGCTCCGGTGCCCACGGCGCGCGGCTCTCGGGGACGCTGCCACCGCCTGCGGCGAGGAAGTGCGGGCCGAGCCGGTCCCCGCACGCGCACAACGCGCCCTTGGGCGCCCGCGTCTGAGGCTTGAAGTTCTTCATACCGCGCCCCCCTGAGCGAACTCGTCGTACCCGGGCTTGCCGAGCCGCGTCTGGTCGTGGATCACGAAGTTGAAGTCCTCCGGGCTGAGCACGTCCGGCAAGCCACTGCGACGGCCGCCCCGTAGGAAGAACGTCGCAGGAATCCCGGCGTCTTTCAGGAGCCGCATCTTGTCGAGCGGAGGCCCGCGAAGGTTGTTGATGAACTCCTCGCCCGTCATGCGCGGGCGCATCAAATCGAGGTCGCCATGCTGCGCTGCGAGTTGGGTCAACGCACCCATGAGCTTCGGCGTGACGGTCTCGAGCGGGTAGTCGTACGGCAGCATGTCGGCCCACGTCGCTCCGAGCGGCGCGCTGTAAACGCGACGAGCGAACTTTCCGTCATCGGTACCGGCCCTCGGGTTGCGCAAATCGATGGTGCCTCCGGTGTACGGCCCGCGACTCGCCGGATCCAGGCTCAGCTTCACCCCCGTGCGCCCCGGTTTGTCGTTCAGCACTCGCCACGTCGAATTCAGCGCACCGCGGATCGCAGGATCCACGAGGTCAGGATTCCACTCATAGTGGCGCAAAGTTCCGAGTTCTTCGAGTGTAGGCTTGGCGATCGTCTCCCGCAGCTGTGGCCGGAGCCCGGGGGCTTTCGACTCGATGAACTTGCGCAGCTCGTCACCCATTCTGCGAGCGTCTTGCGGCTTCATGCCGCCGCGCCCGATGCGCCCGCTCTCGCCAAGGATGCCGAGCGTGTTGCCGCCGAACCGCTGTGACACGAGGTCGGCGTACTGCTCGATGCCCGAGGGCACGCGCCGCCGAGTTACGGTCCATTCTGGGACATCACGTTCGACGTACGCGGGCACGCTCGAGTCGAACACCTTCTTGCTCACCATTCTCGGGGAGTCGAGCTGTTGCGTCAGCCAATCCGGCAGACTCCTAGCGTTGGTATGAATCGCCGCGCGCGGATTCGCCTGTCCTTTACTGACAGCGCGACCGACGTTCACCATGCGCAGGTACTCAGCCATCGCTTTCGGGTCTTCGGCGATGGCTTTGCGCATTGTTCGAAGCGACGGCGCGGCGCCCGCACGTCTGTCGTAAAGCGTCTTCGCGTACTGACGAGCCAAAGGCTCATGCCCCGTCATGTAGCCACCGGGCCCGAACGCCAACGCGCCCTCGCCTTTCTTCAAATTGTTCTCGAAGTCGAACTCCTCGAACTTGAACGGCGACCCATGGTACAGCGTCAGGGGGCCGGGCGGCGCCACCGCGGGGTCGGCGAACTTCGCCTTCGCAGCCGCAACGAGCTCAGCCTCCTTGCGCGCAGCGGCTTGCAGCGCGTCCATCTCGGACTGCCGCTTGGCGAGCTTCTCGAGCGCGCCAAACATGAGCTTCTGGTAGCTAGGCATCGTAGACGTTCCTTTTCGGCTTGCCGTATTCGGCTTCGATAGGCTCGTCCTCCGGCACGGTCGGCAACTCTAGCAGCTGCGAGTCGCGGAGGTAGATCATGGCTTGCGTGAACGTGTCGACGTAGTCGTCGTGCGCGCTCACCTTGTGACCGAACGTCGTCAACTGACGCACGAACGGCTGCGCCCAGCTGACGGGCTGACCCGGCTGCTTCTTGCTCTCCAAGACGTAGACCAGGTCAAGTTCGAAAATGGGCAGCGCCATCTGCGCACGCGCATATTTGTCCGCCCGCCCCGGATTATACGCGTGCACCGGCACGCGCGCCGCGCGCATGTCCTGCAGGAGGCTGATGCCGGAGCCTTTCTCCTCCACGAGGACGACGTCGGTGCGGCGCCCGGGGTGCAGCTGATCGCCCGGCGTGCCGCCGTAGATGGCCTTCCAGTCCTTGATCGCCCGCTTGCGTAGCTCGGGGTAGTTCAGGTTCTCATCCCAAGCGTCCATGAGCAGAACGCAGCGCTCCTTGCGCTTCTTATGGTAGAAGATGCCCCACGCAGTGAGCGCCGTCGGATCGTTGGCAGTTTTCTCGGTGAACGCGGTGTCGTAGCTCTGGACCACGAACTCCAGGTCCGGGAGCGCGGCGTCGTGCGGCCAGAGGTTGACGAACTTCGTCTTGAAGAGGCCACCGCCCCGCGGCGTCGGACGCTGCTGCAGCTGGCCGGCCGTGCCGTACTCGCCGAGGATCTTCTCCAGGTCGACGACCCCGCCCTCGCTGAATCGGTCCGGAAACAGCAGCTCGCCGTCGCGCGTCCGCGGGTCGCGGAACCCGATCGACGTCGTGCAGCGGCGGTCGGGCTCGAACCGCATCGGCAGCATGAGGTGCACGTATGGCAACTTGCGGTCCAGGATGATGCCGCTCGTGTCCGAGTCGTGCAGCCGCTGCATGATGACGACGATGGCGCTCGACTCGTTGTTCACACGGGTCGGCAGCGCCTCGAGGAACGTGGTCTTGGCGTTCTCGATCTCGGCTTCGCTCAGCGCGTCGTCGACGCTCAACGGGTCGTCCAGGATCACGCGATCGCCGCGCGAGCCCGTCATCGAGGTGAACGCCATCGCTTCGCGGAAGCCGGTCTGCGCGTTCTCGAACTTCGTCTTCGCGTTCTGGTCGCTCGTGAGCTGAAGAGGCCACCGCGCCTGGTACCACTCGCTCTGGATGAGCCGGCGGCACTTCATGTTGTCGCGGATGGCGAGATCCTGCTTGTGCGACGTGCCGAGGTACCGATAGTGGCGCAGCTCGGGGCGCGTCCACTCCCATGCCGGCCAGAACACCCCCACGAGGAGCGACTTCATGCACCCCGGCGGCACGTTCATCAGAAGCCGCGTGATCCGCCCGTCGGTCACCGCCTCCAGGTGGGCGCACATGGCGTCCAGAGCCCACCCCCAGCGTAGCGGCGCTGCGGGCTCCACCACGTGCCAAGCGCGCTTGACGAAGTCGCTCAGGCTCTCGCTCAGGAGCGAGGCCTCGATGACCAGCGCGAGCTTGGTGAGGCGGGGTGGGTTCTGGCTCATGAGCCGCGAGTATCAGCCGACGAAGCCCCCGCCGAACATCGCGGCGCCGCCCGCCAGCGTGGCTGCGGCCTGCGTCACGGAGCCGCCCGCCACCGGCGCGAGCGGATCGCGCTTCTTGGCGATGTAGCCCATCACCTGGTCGTAGAAGACCTTGCCGAGCGCTGTGGTCACGACGACTCCGCCGCCCATGAGCGAGGGTTGGAAGCCCATCCACTTGCCGACCGCTCCGGCGGCCAGGAACGCCAGCGCGCCCACCGCGAAGCTCAGTGCGTTGTCCTTCAACATGCTGCTCTCTCCTTCAGGTTGTGGGGCCGAGGTTGACCCCGAGTTGCTTCAGCTCTTCGAGTAGCGCGAGGCGCCGCGGGCGCGGCAGTGCGGCCACCGCCTTCAAGTCGATCGTGAGGTCCTCGTTCTTCTGCTCGATCGAGATCGGCATCTTCTTGTCGTAGTACGGCGCCGCGCCCTTCGCTGCGTCGAGGCGCATCGCGAGCGGCAGGAGCGGGTCGAGCGCCACGCGCTTCATAAGCTTGGCGGGCGAGTCCACCGGGCCGCCAATGAGCTTCTCAGCGTAGGCGGTCTCGGCGGCCGTCGCGTTGGCGAACCCGAGCAGCACCCCGTTCTTGTCCACGAGACGCCCACCTTCGTTGCGGAAGACGTCGGGGTCGTCGGTGAGCTGCAAATGTGGCATCGGCGCCGCAGGAGGCGCCGCGCCCGGAGCGTTGACGTCTCGGAGTGGGGGCTTCTTCGCTGCCTTCTTGGCGGGCACGGGTGCGCGGGCGACCTTCACGTTCTTCACGTGTAGCTCCCGACGTGGCCGCGCGCGAGGTCGGTGTCGGTGTCGGCGACGATCTGAGCACGGATCGGCGCGAGGTAGTCAGTCTCGAGCCAGGCGAGGAACTCGGCGAGAGCGGCTTCGGGCGTCATGGCGGCGGGCTCAGCGAGTCGTAACGGGCCTCGCACTCGACGACGCGGGCTTGACGGGCGTCGCTGACCGCAGCAATTCGTTTACCGTCCTCTCCCAGCCGGCTAAGCACGTCGGCGAGCAGATCGGGTCCTCCGACCCCGGGGCCGCTGGCCGCGCCGTCGCGGGGAGCGGCGGAGGCCGGGGCGCAGGCTCGGGCGGCAAGCGCACGGGCTCGCTGCTGCAGCTCGCCAACAGCGCGCTCAGCATCCACGCGCGCAATCTCGGCCTCGTCACGCACCCGCTGTCCGAGCGCTGAGGCTTTCTGCTGGTCACGAAGTACACGATCTTTCTCCGCGATCTGCCGACGCAGACCTTCTTCACGCGCGATGGCCTCTCCGGCCAGACGTTTCTCGAGCTTCAGCGTTGCGCGCTCGGCGCTCCACTTCTGCAGCTGCCCCCAGCCCAGCGCAGCCGCCACGACCCAGACGAGGAACGGGATCTTGCCAAGCAGGCCGAGGAGGAACATGGCGGCTCAGAACGTCGACGGCTGCGCCACGGCGCGCACGAGCTTCATGTAGCCCGTCTGCAGGTCCGTCTGCGCCAGCGCGGCCCAGCGCGCAGGGTGCGTCACCTGCGAGTGCGGCGCGTGGCCCTCGGGCAGCGGCTCGCGTGCCTGGTCCTCGAGATAGTGCTGCACGCGATTGACGAGCTCACGCGTCGTCTCGGCGTGCGCCTTGATCTCGTTCATGAGCGTGGCCTCCACCGCGTTCAGCTGGCGATAGCCGGTGATCTTGGGCTGTTGAAACGTATCCATGGTCAAGCAACTCCGTTGTAACGTTGACGAATCCGGCGATAGAGGATGTACCCCAGCGCCACCACGAGCAGCGCACTCAGCACCCACGCAGGCGGCAGCCCCGTGAGGTCGGCGAGCCACGCCTTCGCGCCGGCTACGACGGGCTTAACGCCCTCCAGCCAGCCCACGTCCTCCGACGCCTTGGAGACGAGGTCCGTCGCCCCCACCGCCCCCGCCGCCGCGGTCGTCAAGACCGTAGGGCTCGCCGCCAGGGGCTTCTCGGGCGCGACGCCCTGAGGCACGGGCGGCTCGTACGCGCCGACCGGCGTGCGCATGTAGCGGGCACCCTCCTTCAGACGTCGGGTGACGAGGCCCGGGAACTCGGTCAGCACACCGTTGACGCGCCCATATTTCCACTGCGACATGGCGCCCGGCACCGCGTTGAAGCGCCCAGCGTTGTGGAGCTTCAGGACGTTGCTCTTCGCGAAGGCGGCGAGTCCCACGTTGTAGGCGAAGCTGACGCAGGCGGCCACGTGCGACTCGTTGGTCTCGGGGTGCGTCATGAGCTTGCGCACCGCGGCCACGCGCTCGGTCAGATCCTCGCAGAACCAACGGTCCACCTGCTCGAACGTGGCGCGCATGCCGCTCACGACCTTGCGACCGTCGGGCTCGGTCTCGCCGTAGCCGATGGTCCAGACCTTCGATGGGCAGAGGTAGGCAATGAGCGCCGGGCCCGGATTGCGCAGGTCGGGGCCTTTCTCCTCGGAGGCGATCTCCTGCACGTCCGAGTACGGCAGCGGCCACGGGAGCGCGGGGTCGGGGTAGCGCATGGCTCAGAACCTCGCGATGCGGACGCCGAGCACCGTGCTGTAGCCGAGCATGTGCTGACGCTGCTCGGTCAGAAGCTCCTGGTCCGCGCGCGACAGCGTGAGGAACGCCTCGGTGAGCGTGAACGAGGTGAGCTTCGAGATGCGCGCGTCGAGGTCGTTCTTCTCGTCAAGCAGGCGCTCCTGCCAAGGTTTCAGGAGCGTGATGCCGCCGCCGCTCATTGCGGCTCCTGCGGCCGCGTAGGCTCGGGGCCGTCGTCGGCGTGGAGCGAGGACTGCTTCACGAGCCGACCGATGATGCCGGCCCCGAAGCAGACGAGCGCCGTGGCGGCCATCACCTTGGGCGAGATCGTAGCCTTCCACTCCTCGGGCATGATCATCCACGCGCCGACGAGCGCGCTCCCGAGCAGTTGCGCCTGCACACTGAGCATCTTCAGCCAGTCGCCAGCGTTGTCGATCAGTTGGACTCGCATCATTCACCTCCAAGATCTGACAGCCTCGAGCTGTCGACGAAGAACTGAGACTCCTGCGTCAGTGCGAACCAGAAGATCACCGCACAACGCGTCGTGGCGTGCGCCTCACGAGGGCGATTCTCGCGGTCGTACCGCGCTCGAAGCTCGAGCATGGACTGAAGCGCGAGCTTCTCGGGCAGCGTGAGCCGCGAATCCTCACTGTCGATACGCAGGTTCGGCAGATCGAGGTGCAACGCGCTCTCCTGGCAGGGCGGGCCGACACATGCCCGCGCGCAATATACCTCGGCTGGGCAGACAACAGCCGTCGACCGTCGCGCGGCGGCGCGTCGTTGGTCGGTATTCGCTCGCGGCACCTCGGCGGCGAGTAGCGAAAGTCGCCTCGAATGGCGGCGCGAATACTACCAGGAGCAAGAAACGCAGCACTCCCACTAACAAGGGAGTATTCGAACTTTTCTTTAGATGATGAAATTAGAGTTGGTTTACTGCATAACTATAGCCCTATAGCCTACTAGGTTACAGGGTCAATTTGGACCTCCATGGAACTTAGCCAAAAAGGCGAAAAGTCTAAAACCGTAAAAGTTCCCTCGATAAGCCTGCTGCTAAAAGTCCGAAATCTACCGCTGGCAGGACTTATCGCAAGATTGCCGTATCTTCTCGCGACTTTTCGCTACGACCATTCGCTCCAGACCCGTCGAGTAGCGAATACCACTTCCAGAGTCATGAAGCCCCTACACCCTAGTAGGGCAGAGGGGCTTCTCTAGGTGGAAACCCTATGTCGTCTGCGCACACAGAAACGCGCCATCTGGAGCCCAACCCCGTAAAAGCAGATGATTGCTGCCGAAACGAATCCGAGGTAAAGTGAGGTCAAAGGAGGCTACGATCTATGGCTGTCCCAGACCCCGCGATCGCTCACAACCCCGGCTGTCTTCGCCGCGTGTTCCCGCTCAGCGACGAGCCCTGTACTTGTGGGCGCGACGCTACCCTCGAGCAAGTGCAGGCTGGCATCCTGCATCGGGAGTTCAGCACCACCAACAACCCCGTCGTCGGCCCCGGTGCGAAGCGAGCCACGGTCAACTTCGACCCACGCCTCCGGAACTCCATGCCGACTTTTCAAAACTCATTACAGCGCCAGTGGGATCGAGAGTCGCATCCGAGTCCTCGCACGCAGTACGAGTACCTCGTGATCGAGGGGCCGGCGATAGCCACGTTGGACGAGATTGCGGCGACCCTCAACAAGTATGGTGCGGAGGGCTGGGCGCTGAGCGAGATGCACTACGGCGCGTTCATCTTCATGCGGCCGAAGCAGTGAACCGCAAGCACAAACGTCCCAAGCGCCACGACGCGGTGGTGCGCGCGCTCGCGATCCTACGGGACCACGGGCCCATGACCCGCAAGCAGTGGGCCGCGCACGCCGAGACTGACTTCAAGGTCATCTATCGGGCCGTTACCGCGGGCGAGAAGTTCGGGTTCGTGTACCAAGACGGCCGCGCCCCCAAGCTACCGAACACGCCCGGCTCGCCCGCCATTCTCTGTCATTTTGGAAGGAGACCCTTCTCATGATCCGCCGCCGCTTCCTTCAGACCACCGCGCTCATCGCCGCACCATTTTTGCCACGTGCGTCAGCGAGACCCGCCGAACGGCGCTTCTTCGTCGTCGAGTACTTGCCGCTCGACGACGGCCCGATCGATGTCGTGGCCGGCGATCGGCTCATGATCCGGCACACCATGCTCGACGCACCGCTCGAGTTCGACATCGATCGTACCGGGACAATCGTTGGGGTCGCGCTCGAGCCGCACACCACTTTGGTGTACCAAGCGCGCGTCAACGCACCGTTCAACACCTCCTCTCGGGAGGCCCACGTATGACCGCCGGCCGCACAAATCACACCGCGTTCGCAGCACCGGCTCTGGTGCCCATCGACATGGTGCTGCACTGCCCGGCGTGCGGCCGGCGCGCGCATCTGTCCAACCCGCCCGAACTCATCGAGATCGTCGGACAGATCCTGGATGCGGGCCACCTGAACACCGAGGACCTCGCGCGCCTCCGCGACGCGTGGGAGCGTGCGCAGCCATGACTCTCGCGCCCTTCTCCCGCTGGAAACGCCGATGCGACGGCCGCGTGCTGCGCACTCGGGTGTACCTCTTCGGGCTCTGGACCCCGTTCGTGCGTGAGTGCGCGGTGGGCGAGGGGCCGCTGATCGGGTGGCTGCTGCGATGACCCGCCTTCTTGGTGTGCCGGTGGTCGGCCGCACGGAGCGCGAGCTGCGCCGCCTGACCGACGGCGCGCTGAGCGCCGCGATCGCCGCCTATGCCGCCGAGCAGCGGAAGTTCCTCGCCGCGCACGACGCGCACATCGCGATGTGGCGGCGCGAGCGCAACCTGAGCCCCGCGGTCAAGCGCAAGCGGCGCTCGGTGGCGAAGAGCTATCGACGCATGGCCCGCGCCTGGGCCGATGCCGCGCGGCGGGGCCGCGAGATCCGGCGTGAGCGCGAGGATGCGCGGCGCGAGGAGCGTGCGAAACTAAAGCGTACCGACCTCACGGAAGCGTCGATCACGCACGAGGCGAGGCGGTGGCGCCGGGCGGAGCGGCTGCTGGCTTCCGTGCCGCCCGCGGTCCAGGCAGGCTACGCTCGCGTGCTGACCCTATTGCGCGAGGAGCGTCGGCGCCGAGAGCCGGATCATGACCTCGTGTTGACGCTACAACTACTGGTCGAGGATCTTCGGCCGCGGATCAAGGGGGCTAGAGCGAGATGAATAAAGAGCAGAAATTGCGCATGTTGATCGATCTCGACATCGCAGCGGTACGTCGGTTTTTGCCAACCATGCCGGATGGGACACCGATGAGCGACGAAGGGTTGCTTGCCGGGATGCACAAAGCTCGGTTGCACATGCCAGCGATCCCTCGAGAGTTGCGTCAACAGTCACTTGACTGGCTGCGCAAGAACAACTTTCGCGACATCACTGGCGGCCCCCTGCCTGCTGAATTGCCAGAATGAAGCGCCACGAACGCCGCTCGCGCGGCAAACCACCCAAGCGCGTCGCGCGGCACCACCCGCTGCTTCATCCGGAGCGCGTGCCGGTGGCGCGGCGCTACCGCGTAATGCCGGACCCGGTGCGTGCGCCGCGGTATCTCGTCGAGGTCTACATCGCCAAGGACCGCCGCCACATGCGCTCGCTGGCGAACCTCAAGCATGACCCGCTCGAGCATGAGTGCATGGGGCTCGTGCGCCACTACTGCCACCGCACCACGAGCTGGCGCCGCGCCGCACTCGCCAACGGGGTGATCGCGCGCATGTACCTCAATCGGCGTGACCTGCGCGCACGCCCGAGCGAGATCGTGGCCCACGAGAGCACCCATGCCGGCATAGCCTGGGCCCGGTTCCGGCGCGAGACGTTGTACGGCATGCGTAGTGAGGAGGTCCTGTGCTATGCGACGGGGCGCCTCGTGTCTCAGATCAACCGCGTTTGTCACGCTGAAGGAGTATGGAGATGAGTAAGCTGCTACGCCCTACCGCTGAGCAACTGCAAGCCGCGCGCGCCGAGGCCGAACGCCGCGTCCGTGAGGCCACGCCGCCGATCACGCAGGCTCAACTCGACCTCTTCGCCATGCGTGCCAACGGTCACCGCGTCAAAACCGGTGGAGACGCGATGGGGCTGTCGGAGAAGGCGGCGCTGCGCCACATGGCGGCGGCGGCCCAGTCGTTGGGCACCAGCTCCAGCTGGGAGACCCTGGCAGTGCTGCTGCGCGCGG